AGTAGCCGTTGGTGCCAATGCCGTAGGGGAAGAAGACGAACGCGCTATTAATGTGGTCGTAGAGACTGCGTTTAACGCAAAGAAAATCTTCTGACTCATTATTCTCCAAAGTCATGTAATAGGATACCGAACCATCGAACTCTTTAACCCAAGCGTGAATAACTTTTACTTCGGAGGCGTTTGCAGTGCCCGTAAACAAGTCGTTATTCTTCAACTCAATCTGTAGTTTCTCCCACTCAGTAAAAGTTCCGGTAGATCCGTTAGTGGCTTTAATTAAAGCTTTGCGAACTTCTTCCACGTTCCACCCCATATCAGAAGCGGCTTCGGCATCCTCAATAAAACGATAAAGCTGGTGCGCTTGGTAAGACCTGACGCACACAGCAACTTCGATCTCGTCTTCACACGCAAGAGTCTTTCGTGGGATGAGGAAATCGCCGAACATCGAAACGCGCCAACGCCAGTCGATGTTATCCTCCCAGTACGCAATACCCACCCCATGGGTGACGAAATACTGACAGAGTAGAAGGTAGTTAAAGTTAAACTGCGGCCATGAACGAATAGCCCTAGTGAGTTCTTCGGCAATAACGTTTGAATACTCTAAACGAGTTTTGGTGTCTCCGTGATCAGTTTTTAAAGATAGGAGATGCTCGACAGAGTGGATAATATCCACATAGCCAGCCATTGCGCTTTCTTGGATAGTGGAGGCTTCATCAAAATTTACGTTACAGCGGTAGGATTGCCCACTAGCCATAAGATCTACATCGCTATACGGAGGTACTCCGTCAAACATCGCTTGGATTTCGGCGCGATTTTTTGAAGATTTATCGTCTGCATCTCGTAGCTTGCGATAGATTTCATGCAAAGATTTTGAATCTTTTACACGACTACGGGGCGCACCAGTTTCGGATACGTTTTGGAGAAGGGTATCGTTCATTCGGGGCTATAGTTATTCTTAAATTTTTTCACTCGTCTATCTGTCGCAATTTTCTTTTTAGTGGTTGTTGACTTAACGGGTTTTACCACATCCCCACTAACGGGGGAAGAATTAGTTTTGACTTTATTACCACCTAGCTCAGACAAAAGCAACCTTGCCAAGGAAAGATCTTTACAGCCGTGAACGATAACTGCTTCGGGCGAGACGGGTTTATTGGTGTGCAAGTCTGGATGTGGCATGTCAAAATTATCACAAACAATTTCCCCACCCTCCCTACGGTAATTGCAAGTTTTCCAGTTATGCTGAATCAAAGGAGTATCGGTCAGTCCCGCCTTGATGATCTCCCACTGAATCCAAACATCGAACGCCACACCCTCCTCAAAACGCCATAGATCACAAAGTTGTGTGAAATTCTTGGGGTAAATACCCGTACCGGCCATGTGGTATCCTTTGGATAATAGCTTGTTATTTTGATCAACGTAGTAAGTAGCATGTCTGGCTCCTAGGAAGACCGCGTGCGCTGCAACGTATTCTTTTTGAAGGGCGTCCAACCAACCTTTTTTGAGAGGTGTGTTATCCAATTCAAACCAATACCAAGGTTGGTCAATCGTATTTGTTGTTGTGTACAGATACGATATAGTATTGCGAAAATATGCATTGGGTCCGAGTGGCCAACCTTTTGTTAAACATTGAAAAACGTGAGTAGAAGTATCTTTGAATTGGCCCTTTAATTTTGCGTGAAGTTCGTTAACCAAGGGCTGGCAATCTGTGGAACCTACCACAAGTAAATCATGATTAGGGCAGCCGCCTAGTTTGTTGATCAACTCCGAAGATGGTCCGACCATTTGCTCGTCAGCTTCACTGACAGGGATAATTACAAGCATGTGATTTTGTTGATTTTGGTAAGTTTACGGCAGTGGTTTGATTGCCGACTTAACTCCCATAAGTGAGTGTTTTACTAGCTTTTCGGGTCAGGTCAACTTTTTTAAACCACTTTTTATAGCTTGCATCCTGTTGATACGGATTGTTGGCAACTTTATCAATTGCGGTTAGCTTGTGCCTAGTTCGACACAACTCGACTAAAATGAAAGCGGCGTCTGAAATGTCGGGAGATTTGCCGATACGAACTTTCATATCCGACTTGGTTTCGACTCGTATGCGCATACTCAAGCCTTTTTCCGTGGTGTACTGTCGTTCGGTCATTTCTCGAACCAACTCCCGGCACACCCCGAATAGCTGTTTATTCCGTATTAACTCCTTACCCGTCCACCATAACTCTGATACTCTGTTTGCGTATCTATCATGGCCCGGTACTCGGTCTGTTAAGGACACGGGTTTTTCGCTAGCTTTACCCCCAAACTGCACGCGAAGCACTTTGCGAGACCAGAGTGCATCTACTACGTCACCGAAAGGTGCGCCTCCCCCGCTGGCATCGTAAGCAGCATCTTGGGGAGCTACTCCCCATGCTTCGCACTTGTCTTTAAATTGTCGGGCAATCTGGAAAGCTCTGGGCTCTTCTTTATTGGTCACGTCCTCTCGAAGCTCCTCGTAGTGATCTAGGCAAATAACCCTCTTCCCAGTGGTATCAACCCCGACAAACCCCAAATACAAGATACTGCGGTCGCCGTTAGCACTGAAAGAGGGGTCCAGAGCCGCTACCTTGGTGGGCTTGTCGATCCACTCGACTCGTTGGTCGGCTCCGTATTTGATGATGTCAGATTCGCTGTAGATTGAAGTATCCGAACCTGTCGGACACCAAAATCCCCGGTACATCCTCCAGTAACCGGGGCTATTGTCTCCCAGTTTATCTGCACTTTCTGCAAGGTTTTGTGGAGTTATCATCCACGGATACACCACGTGACCCGCAATGATGTTAGGGGACTTGTGCGCATCGAAGTGTAAGCAATGACCTCGTTCTGTCTCCCACTCTTCATCTTCCACGGTAACTGAACCCCACCCGTCTTTGGGGGTGGCGAACTGGCCGAAGGGGTCGTAGTAACTAGCGGGGTTGCCGATGCCTATGAGTTGGAAAAACGGGTTGTTGGACAAGTTGGTGTAGGCAGCTTCAAGGATAGACTCCCCAAGTTCCGGCAACTCGTCTGCGATAAAGATCACTCGTTGTTGTTTGATACCGACCAATTTACCCACGGCTTCACGTTCTTTTTTGCGCTCGGCAGCTACGAGGGCAATGCCACAACGATCGCCATACTTGGTGTCGGTGCCATCATCCATGCGGATCATGCCTACTGAGTCAACTAGCTTTCCCGGCAGCCCCGGAACCGCTCGCCACAGATCGGTAATAGCACCCCAAATACGTTTCCTTGACTCTTTCAAACTTGTTGAAGTGACGATCACAAGCGTGGCCCATGGTTTCATGAGGAAATTTACGATAGCCCACAATGCGTACGCTTGGGACTTACCGCTGCTGGCGCAACCAGCTACGGCCAAGTACTTGTGTTCAAAAGCGGCCTCAATCATGCGCTCCAACCAAGGGGTCCACTCAATAGGCATCTTGGAATCGGGGTGGTTCCAGAGTAAATCCACTACTTGTTTAAAGTGGAAAAGTTTCCCCGGCGACTGGGGAGGGGGGTCATTGAGGCAACTCAATTCTAGGGTCACCAACGTAATGTCGGCAGGGTATTCCCGTCCGTAAACCACCACCGTTTTACTTTTTGAAGCCATCGTTAAAAAAGTTTTTGACAAGGTTGGTGAGAAAAGTCAAGGTAGCCCCACACAACTTTAAACACATGAAGCAGACTCAAACACTGAAATGGCCGCGTGTCCAAAAATCGCGCTACGGCAAAATCACTATCTATCGCCAAGTTAAAGGTGGCGGTAACATGTTCACCATCTCGTGGTACGTAGGGGATAAGCGGGTTCGGGAGACCGTGACCAATCAACTCGAAGCGGAAGCACGGGCTACCGAAATTATGACAATGTTCCGAGAGGGCAACCCCCCGAGAGAACCCCGTAAGCGGGAAGCTGTGTCCAAAAAAAGTTGGGATCATGTTGTAGGGGACGTGCCGATAGAGGAGGTAGTCAAATACTACGCTCAAACCCACAATTTGCTGCCGTCAATTACGGTTCAAAAAGTATGTCAGGGGTATCTAGCGGTCAAGGTCAATTCTGGCATAGGGTCAAGATACCGACAAACTCTGCAACAACATTTGAACAAATTTTCAACTAAATTCGGAGGTAGTAACATTAGTGCAATAACTTCCGCTGAAATAAACGACTACTTGTTAAACATGGTCGATTTGAGAACTAGGTTTAACCATCGGGCAAGTCTTCGTGGACTGTTCAAATGGTCCAAAAACCAGAACTACATCCACAAATCCTGTGTTGAGGAAACGGAGCTTCCGAAATTCAAAAACAAAAGCCCCGATCTATTCACTGCGGCGGAACTGG